GAAATCCGTATTCCCCGGCAAGCCGGAGCTGGAGCGGATTACGTTCTCACCGATATTTCCCAGGAAGCTGCCCACCTTCGCCGCGCCCTCCAGCGCTTCCAGCTTCCGGATCTGATCCTTTACTCCGGCGAGCTCCTGCTTAATGACAGCTGCATCCCGGATGGTGCCCCGCCAGTCATCATAAGCCGCCTGCTGCGCCTGGGTATAGTTCTGATACGCCGCCACCGCGTTGGCATACTGACGCTCCAAATATGTATAGTCATCGTATGCATTTTTGTACGCATCATATGTGATTGTATAGGCATCATAAAATTGATCGTACGAATCTCTTGCCTTGTTGTAGAGATCGGCATAACGCTCAGATGGATTGGAATTATATGCTGCAGCCAACAATTGGATATGCCGCTCCCAGAATTCCAGATCACTCTGCGCCTGCTCCAGACCGCTCAATGCCGTTTCCAGCGTATTTCTTTTCTCGGTATATCCAGGCTCAAAGGATGCAGCATAGTCGTACAGCTGTTCGCTCCGCTCCCACAGGGAAGGTCTTGCATAATAGCCGCCCGATGTAGTAACCTTCGGGGCATCGCTGCCCCGATTGTTGTTTTGCGTACGGCGAGTGCCAATTTCCTTTTGATCTGCCTGTGTCAGCTTCCCCTGCTGCTCCATTTCCCGAAGCAGCAGGGCGACATTGCCACCACCACCGCGAGCAGCGGCATGCTCGGCGATCTTGCGCATCAGGGCAGCCTCATTATCCTGCCGTGTCGCTGCCAGATTCTTCTGCGCTGCGGCATTGTTTCCCAGAGCAATGTTATTGGATCCTCTGTCCGCTTTATCCGAGGCAAGAATCGGTAATAATTTTTTGGACATAGTCTACCTCACTTGTGTATCTTTGTGCCAAACGCGATGGGTTTGAAATCGTTCGGTGCGCCCCCTCCGTTGCCGGTATTGTTTTTACCGGGAGCTTCCGAACCCGCCCCCGCATTGTAGGAATATCCGGCAGCTTTTAACGCTTCCTCGCCATACAGAGCGGTCAGTGCATCCCAGATGCTCTTGCTCGCAATAACGCCATCGGGGTATGTCAGCTGCATCTGGGCAAGCGTATCCGGATCTATGCCGTTTGCAGTACCTTCTTCGTCACCGGTTCCGGAACCATCACCCCCGTCTCCACTGCCGGTGGATCCTCTGCCGCCGATCTGAGCAGCATCTGCTCCGATGCCCAGGATCGCCGCCACCTCCGGTGTAGCGTAGCCCAGCAGCTTGTACTGTGCCAGGGCGCGCTCGTAAGCCTGCTGCTCCTGGTTGCGTGCATCCAGATACCGCTGGTAATCCGTTGCGTCCTGGTTCTGGTAATTGCCAAGCTGGTTCTGCAGCATTTCGTATTGGGTCATCCAGTCCTGATAATCGAATGCCCGGTCACTCTCCAGCGCTCCCAGCCCTGTCACACGGCGGTTAAGGTCATCAAGATACCGGGCGTAGGCATTTTGCTCCAGCGCGGGAAGGGCATCCGCCAGCTGCCCAGCGTAATAGTTTCCCGCCTGCTGTGCCGCGGTCATGGCATAACTGGATGCCCGCCCCCCGCTGGCTGCGGAAGCCTGCGCCAGGGCGTTGGCACTTGCCCGGTCCCCCTCCCGCATGTATGCCTTCTTGTAGGATCCCCAGCTGGGGTCTGCCTGGGGATCGTAGCTGAAGGGCTGCTGATTCGCGATGCTGTCCAGCAGTTTCCTGTAAGCCTCCTGTCCCTCGTAGCCGAAGGAACCGTAATTGTCCAGTTTGCCCATCAGGTCACTGATAGCACTGCCGTAGCTGGACGCATAGCCCTGATCCTGCGGCGCATCCCCGGTGCCGTAAACGCCGTAGTTCTTGCGCATCTGGTTGGCAGCCTCGGTTGCCAGCAGACGCTGCTCGTCGGTATTTGCCTTGGAGATATCCTGCATCAGCCCCAGCATGGACATGCCGTACTCAGGATTTCTCTGGGCAACGGTGAGATCGTTTTTGGAAAACCGGTTCATTGCCCCTGTTTTATTGGCAGCTGCCACAAAATCGTCATATGTATAAGCCATAGCTTAATTCCTCCCCGCTTTGCTTCTGAGCTCCGATCCGGTATAGTATTCCCGGACCAGAGAAAAGATCCTGCACCCTCCGGTGCCTTGCAGCTTCATCCTGTAATGGTCTGCCCGCTGGGGCACGATGGGCAGGTAGTAGCTGCGCTTCACCCCTTCGCCCAGGGCACTGCCCACCTTATGCCACTGACCGTCGGAGTCGAACATCATGTTTACCTGCACCGACGCACCTTCCTCCAGCTCCAACCGGATCTGAATTTTGCTGACCCCCTTCTTGTTGGGATCCTCCTCAGTGAAGTCCGCAAATTCCGCGAACCACTCAATCCCGGTTTCGGGGATAACATCATCAGGAGGATCCTGGGCGTTGCCGGTGATCAGGATTTGTCCCTCCTCCGTGAGCATGTAGAGGTTTCCAGCCCAGCGGGCAAAATGGGTAATGTGGGATTCATCCTCCCTGTGCCACAGCCCCCTCTGGGTGTCGTACACATAAAGGCCCCAGGCGCCTCCTTCGTCCTGCATACTGACGTAGTATTTCAGACCGTCAGATCCGCCCACAGCGTTTTTGTACCGCTTTAAGCCGAATGCGGCGCCCATGGGCTGGGGGATACCGCCGGTGTACGCCACAATGCCGCTGCGCCCCAGATAGAACAGTACCTCTCCAGCAATCGCCAGGCTTGCGCTGCATCCTGCAGCCAGCCCCAGGGTGGCGCTGCCCATGACCTCAAAATTGGAAGGAACGGAGCCGTAGACCTTGTAAATGTGGTCCTCCTTGAAGAAGGTGGGATAGCCCAGGTAAGAGATGCACCCGGTAAAGGAACCGGCAGATCCGGTGTCCACCGCATAGGAATCCGTATCCAGACCGTCGTACACATTCCAGTTGAAGACATCGCCCAGCTTGCTGGCGTATATTGTGGTGTCCGTGCAGCCCCACAGCCGGTTTTCGTTCTCGCACATATATTTCAGGTCCGGCACGCTGCGTCTGATGGTCAGTGCACCCGTCTCGTTATAGGCTGCTCCATCGGTACCCAGGGAAAAACTGTTCTCATAGAAGTACAGCTTGTTTCCATCGATCGCCCGGATGATGATGCTGAGGTTGTTGCCTGGGTTTACGGTGCAGCCTCCAATGGTCACCGCATCCCCGGTACGGAAGTAGTCCTCCCAGTTAACTCCCTCGCAGCTGATGCAGTTGGCTGCTGCTGCCTCCCCGTACAACAGACCGTCACCGAAGGTCAGGCTTTCCCCTTCCCAGCTTGCCTCCAATGATCCGAACTCCCCGGTGTCCACGTTGTAGTAGCACTTGTCCGGGAAGATCAGAATGTAAGCCCCCATGGACGCAAAGACCTTCTCCCCCGCTGCCACCTGCCCCTTCCCCTCTCCCCGGAAGTAAAAGATTGTCCCGTCCACCCAGCACAGCCCATCCCAGGAGAACAGACCGCCCGGAGCGGCAAGGCTGCGGTATTTCAGTCTTGGCGCTCGGGATGCCAGCAGCGGGTAATGATCGCTGGTGAGGTTGCGCATATCCCGCAGCTCGCCGTCAAGCGCACCGGCAGAAAGATTCAGCCCTCCAAATTGGATCTGCTGGCTCTTGGTGATCCTGTCCGCATATTTCATGTTCGGTAATTTCATGTTGCGCCCCCTTGTTCGTAAAGTATACCGTTTATGTAGACCTGTCCCACCAGACGCAGCGGTTTCTCTTCAGAACCAACGGTGACCGACCCATCCGATGCCACCTGTACAGCACTGGAAAGCTTCCCAATCTCCCGCTGTGTGGTTCCCATCTGCTCCTGCAAGCCTCCTTCCCCGGTGACCGCGTCCTCCATTTGTTTTACCCGGCTATCCAGGCTTTCAGTACGCTGCCGCAGCTGTGCCATCTGCTCCTCTGCTGCGCCGGTCCATTCCTCCAGGGCATCAATATCCGCCTCAGCTCCGGTCACCCTTCCCGCCAGATTTTCAATTCCGCTGACCCTGCCGGTGAGGCTGCTGATCTCGCCAGACATCTGATTCAGCAGGTCGTATACCTTTACCAGCTGTCTTGTAACTTCATTTTTCTGGGCATCTTCCAGATTCTGCAGTGCGGCAGCGTTGAAATTGGACGCGCTCAGATTCTGCAGCGAATATTGCAGCCCCTCCCGGAGCTGAAACAGATAGTTGTGGAGCATCTGTATCTGCTGCTGGGGTGTTTCCTTGCCGGTGAAGGAAGGAAAATTGCTGTCAATTGTTAGCCAGTTTGAAGGCACGTTATTTCCTCCTTATACCAAAGCGGGATCGGCGCCCTGCCGACCCCGCTGGTTATGTAATTTTCCGTGCGCAAAAGTACGGGCAATCAGCCCTTCTTCAGTGCCAGGATCATGCCCTCACCCGCGCTCTTGATGATGCCGCACAGATCCGCGCCGGCCGCCTCCAGGATTTTCTTTGCGGGCTGGGACATCTGCGCCAGTGCCTTTTCCAGCAGCAGTGCACCCAGGTGCTCGATCTCGCTGTCCGCCAGCTTGCCGTCCGCGCTGGCGGCCTTCATGCCCTCCACCACGGTCTGCTGCAGCTCCATCACCACCCGCTGGGCGGTCTTGGTGGCCTCATCCGTGGCTGCGGAGATGTTGGCCAGCTCCTTGCGCTTTCCGATCTTCGCGGTCAGCCAGGTGCCCAGGACGCCGATCAGGGTCACCAGTGCCATGGTAAGTACCTTGGCTGCCATCTCTGCAAAAAAGTAACTCATAATTATCCTCCTTAAATCACACGTTTTTCCAGTTCTTCGATCTCAGCCATGAGCCCATCCAAAAACCCGTTCCCGTTGAGCTTGTCCGGATCGTGATATACCTTGTGCATCCGCTTCAGGTCCTCGTAGTCCTCCACGGAGATCCAGCGCTGCCTGATGTACGACTTTGCCAAATGCTTGATGCGGTCATACAGGAGTGTCCTGTCCGCCTCCATCAGAGCATTGACCTTGCCCTCCAGGGATTTGATCTCTGCGCCCCTGGCGGCGCAGTCCACAGCCTTCCTGTCGGCAGCCCGGTCCTCCTTCTGCGCCTTGCGCTTAAGGCTCCACTGCCAGATCCCGAAAAAGCCTGCCACCAGTGCGGCGCCGAAGGCACCGCCCAGCAGTCCCAAAAATGCTTCCATCCGACCTCCTTAGTACACGTCCATATGTACGTAATCGCCGCCGATGATGTAGGCGTACCGGCAGCGCTTGTCCCTCTGCACCTCCGCCAGCAGCCTTTCCCCGGACACCTCCTCCACGAAGAAGTCCAGCGCCTTGCCGGATAAGTGCCGGGAGCCTTCCGCACCATTAGAATCCGCATTATGCTGCGGGCACCGGATGCCGCTGGAGCGGTGGGCAGGAGCGCCGAAGTGCTCCCGGATGTCGTCCGCCAGCTCCAGCAGCGTCCGATCTGGCAAAACCGGGAAGCCGTCGCAGTAGGGCTCGTGATACTCCCCGCAGCGGCAGCGGAACTCCTCCGCCCTCCAGTACCGGATGCCCTCAAAGAGGGCAGCCAGCTCCGCAGGCTCGTCCCCGGCTTCCGGCTCGGGAGAGGCGGGCTTTTTGTCATAGGTATATACCGCCTCCAGCACCGCCGCCTCGGTCTGAGGTCCCCA